TCTGGGAGCGCATCCCACTTACCGCTTTCATGATCCCCATCTAGCAAGACTGGGTTGCTGGCAAGTTGGATTAGGCGCACAACTTTCGATAGATGATTAGTGACGGTGATGATTTGCTTGTCATCGCTATCCTCATGATCCAGTGTAGTGCGTAGGAACATAGCCATATCGTGATAGGCTTTTTCTTGCCGTGCTGTCATGGGGATATCGATTTCAGTAAAGAGCCACTCTGGGATATCAAGCACTTCGCTTTGGGAACGGGCAAAGTATATATCCTGGAAGCGTTGCTTGATCTTCTCCTCAGAGCCTAGCTTGTTGGCGATGACTTGATTGCCCCAAGTGGTAGGATTCACCATGCAATACTCAAGAGCAAAACGCCAGTAGGATGAATAGGCTTTTGGATTCAGGATATTGAACTGGCTCCAAATATCATCTATCATTCTGTTGGCCGGAGCTCCGGTCAGTTCCCATACTCTAGGGATATCTTTAGCAAGACGCTTGATTCCCTTTGTGCGCTGTGAGTTGCGGCTCTTGTACAGGATGCTCTCGTCCAGTATAAGCAGATCAAACTTCTTAGCTATCAACGTTGGGATTGCTTTGGTAGCTGTCTCAGGATTGGTGATCACCCAGGTCATTTGACGTGGCTTGTCTTTCACTTCATCCAGACTAGCTTTCTTGCCGTGATAGATAATTATGTTGTAGTCTATGAAGCTAAATCCCCACTTCTCCAGCTCTGACTTCCACATATAAAGCAGGGATAGCGGGGCTACGACTAAGACACGTTTGATCTCTGTATACCTTAGACTGGAAGCTGTGATGCTGCACAGGGTCTTGCCGAGTCCTGGACTCAGGGAGAGCATAGAACGCTTTCGTGCGAGGAGGAAGCCTACGGCATCAAGCTGGAAATCGAAGAGAGGTAGTACATCTATCTTGTTGATGGGGACTACTTCACTAACTTGCTTGCGCCATCTTGCCACATCGCCAGCTAAGGATAACTGACCTAAGTTCTCCCGAAGCCAGTATAGAGCTTCTAGGCTGGTTGCCGCACGATAGCACTCACCGTATTTTGCATTTATGATCTTGAACCACATGCTACCCTCAAGGAGCTTTAGGGTAGGATTTTTGATACGAGGAATAAAAAACAGAAAATCCTGCGCTGTTTCAGGCAGGAAGATGATGCGGCCAATATCTTGCGATATGGCAGGAGCTGGTGATGACTGCTTTTCTAGCATTTGTTCGGAGCCTTTCTGGGCTGCTGTATAGCCTTACTTTGCTGTAAGGTGTATTGTGTAGTGTACCATAGCCCACGCAATAGCGCAAACCGCCATACACGCATATATAAGGTGCGCTAAAATGCTATATGCGGTGTATTGCTGCTTTACAATACCCATATTTTGTGGTACGCTATTTACAGCAAATCTTTTTAGAATTTAGAAGGGCTGGAGATTAATGGTTCCTCAATCTGAATATCTCGAAGAGGGATTGGTAATCTTATCTTTGCAGAACCAGCTAGGAAACATTGGCTTGTCTGCCGCTGAGTTGGGGCTGTCACGTGGCGAACTGATGGAGTATCTGGTGCGCCATCCAGCTGTCATGGAAACCCGTAAGCAGATACGGGAAGCCATTAAGGATACGGCAGAAGACCTTCTATTTGAAAAGATGAAGACTGATAACTCCCTTCTGATCTTCTATCTCCGCACGCAAGCAAAGGATCGTGGCTATGATACAAGTCACAGCAACGTCCTGAACAACAATGTGAATGTAAACGTAGATGCACGTTCTCTCATCGCTGCTATGCGAACCGGAATCAAGGCTATAGAGGCCAAAGAAGATGAAGAGAGTATCTCTGAAGAAGGGGACTTTTTCCCCATCTCAGAACTTCACGCTGACGGAACTGGAAGCTGAAGAGCTGGGAAAATGCTTCAACAGTCCTAGATACTTTATCCAGAACTATTGCTTCATCTACGATACGGTTGAGGGTGGTTGGGTTCCCTTCCAACTGTGGCCCGCTCAGGGTGCGGCCCTCGACATCATTCACAACAACCAACTATCTATAGTTCTCAAGGCTAGACAAATCGGTTTGACTTGGCTAGTCCTAGCATACGCTTTATGGTGTATGATCTTCAGACCTATAGCATCTATATTGATCTTTAGTAAGAGAGATATAGATGCTATCTATTTGTTGTCTGAAGATCGACTTCGTGGTATGTATGATAGGTTGCCGGAGTGGTTGCGGGGAGGACATTCTGTTTTTACGGACAATGCTCATGAGTGGAGCATGGAAAACGAAAGTACCGCTAGATCTTTCCCTACGTCTGCTGGAGACAGTTATACTGCTACTCTTGCTATTGTGGATGAAGCAGATCTTTCACCCGACCTCAACTCCTTGCTTCGTGCCGTCAAACCTACCATCGCAAATGGTGGGAAGATGATCTTGCTGAGTCGTGCAGATAAAGATAAACCTGTCTCCGACTTCAAGAAAATCTACATAGATGCTAAAGCTGGAAAGACTTCTTGGGCGCACATCTTCCTACCCTGGTACGTTCATCCTCGACGTACAGCAGAATGGTATGAGCGGGAGAAGGTAGATATTGAGAGCAGAACTGGTTCGTTGGATGATCTTTATGAGCAATATCCAGCTACAGATTCGGAAGCTCTGAAGCCACGCTCGCTGGATAAGCGCATCCCATACGAGTGGCTGGAAGCTGTCTATAGGGAAGAGGAAGGCGATGATGCTGTTGGCCTTCCAGGACTTGTGGTATTTACGAGGCCCGAAGATGGGCATCTGTACGTGATAGGTGGTGATCCGGCAGAAGGCAATCCCAATTCCGATGAAAGCTCTGCCACTGTCTTAGATCTTCATTCGGGTGAAGAAGTGGCTGTGCTTGCCGGAAAGATACAACCTAGTACATTCGGTGATTACCTACAGAAGCTCGCTGGTTTCTACAACTCTGCGTCGGTGCTGGTGGAACGTAACAATCATGGACATGCTGTGCTTTTGAAGTTGTCGGAAGATGGCTTTGAAGGTACGCTGAACGGTTTTGATGGCCGTCCTGGTTGGCACAATACGACGAAGGGTAAAGCTCTTTTGTACACGCACTGTACTAAGTGTATCGAGGAAGGTGACGTCACAATTCATTCCTTCCTCACGTATCAGCAACTTGCTTCCATCGTTGGTAGCACACTCAAGGCTCCGGAAAACGAACATGATGATAGAGCTACGAGCTTCGCACTCGCACAATGCGCTCGTCTGATACTGATGGGTGGTGAAGTTGCGATGTTCTCTGCCGCTGTGCAAGGACGCGGAGAGGCAGAAGCAAATTCAATACGACAACTGGAACCTTCTGCCGGAGGCATCACCGTCAAGAGGTTGGGTAGAACTTCCTACGTTAAAACCGTGAAGGTCATGAGAACATCTACGAGAGCGGTCAATGAGAGTTCAGGATCTTTGGCATAGATTCACTGAGATCTTTGATGATGTATCTAGGGATCTTGGTAGAAGCTTTTCTATAATTACCAGAAGAAGTAAGACAGTCTGGAAATCTCCAACCTATAGTTGGGGACGTTCAGACTATAACTTCTGGACAAGAGCTTACTACTGCAAGGTAGTAGGACTTGAAGTATCTGGTCTCTTCATCCGGCCCATCGTACACAAGATCCCAGCTTGGGTGTTGGGTTCTTTGCCGGAGTTTATTATGAAGAGCAAGATACGGCAAGCAAGGTTAGAAGATTGGTTTGCTGAGCATCATGAGGATCTTCTCCGCACTTTTGAGGGGAGTCTGAAGTGCGGGGATTCCTTCATCGTCATCAATAGTGATCTATCAGTGTCTCTGCTTCCTCCTGATACGGTAGATCCTATTGTTGATGAGAAGAATTATGGCTTGCGGATTGGGTGGCGGGTGAGGCAAGTCTTCCCCCACCCAGATGATGGGTCACGCAAGATGACAGTCACAGATGAATACTATGAAGATCGTAGAGTTCACACAGAAGAGTTCTCTGAGGGCCGTGTCGTTCGGCGTGTGTACCCTAATCTTATCGGTATCATCCCCATCATTCATGTAGCTAATCATCCAGGGGAAGGCGAACAATTTGGACACCCTGAAGCTGAGGCTCTCATAGATTTGTTGCACAGATATGGACAAATCTTGGAAGCCTCAGTGGAAGGGAACATCTTACAGGGCCGTCCAACACCCGTTCTATCTTTTCAAACTGTTCAAGATCTTAATGCCTTCTGGCGTCGGTACGGCAACAAGAACGCATCTACGTTGCCAGATGGCTCCGTGCGGGAAAGTGAAAGCATTTCGATAGATATGTCAGATGTGCTGACGCTATCTGGTGCTTCCTTCTCGTACCAGAGTCCAGGTAGCTTTGCTGATGATGCTGAGAAGATCCTAGGATTGCTGTTCTATCTGATCATTGAGCATCTGGAAGTTCCAGAGTTCGTGTTTGGTAACGCAATAGAAGGAAGTAAGGCGTCGGCAGAAACGCAGATGCCTGTCTTTGAGGTGTTCATCACCGCACGTCAGAAGGCTTGCACACCCTGGATCTTGCAGGTGTGTGCCGTTGTTCAAGCCTACCAGAATGTACTAAATCCTGGAGCTGGTAGTGGCGTCACTGATGTGCCATTGCTGCAATGGAAGAAGCTAACGCAGAACGGCAGAATGGTCTTGGACACTGTGAAGTGGGCGTATTCAGAAGCCTTGCTAGACGAGAAGACAGCTCTGACGATGATCCCGTTAGACATTGCAGATCCTGTTGGCGTCTTGAAGCAAGCCAAGAAAGAGGCTGAGATCAAGAAGCAACAAGAGCTGGATAACATGGCGAATACGCTGAAGACACAAAATGAAAACGCTCCTGCTCCCGTTAATAATAACGCTGG